CTATCAATGTTAAATGTAGAAACAGTCGTAACACTCGCACCAGATGCGTTATAATCTAATTTTCTAATCGAATAATCATTAGCACTTGTATTAGCACCATTTGTCAAATAAATAAAACTTCCATCCGCGTAAATATACGGACTTCTATCTGTACCCGTTCCAAATACACCAGTTGCCGTAACCGCTACACTTAGACTTAAATCTGTCAATGTAAATTGTCGTAAAAAATAAGCGTTTGAAGCTACTGAATAACAAAAACAAACAATTCTATTTTTAATTACTAAAATATCATTAACTAAAACAGTCCCATCTGAAACATCTACACGAATAACTCCTTCTAAATAATTACTTGATGGCAAATCAGTAAGTAAACTGCCATTGTCTTCATATTTCATTTGAGACAATGAATTAAAAGAAACCGGATTTCCTAAAACCGGAAATGCATTTTCGGGTGCAGTATTTGAATTTGAAATATTATACGCCCGTACACCAGACGCATCTAAAACAATCACCAATTCATCACCTGAAATAAACCCGTCCGATGTAAAAGAATAACTCAAATCATCCGCCCCCGTTCCGTTGCCTTTAATTGTATATAAAACTCCACTTTCATAATTTTCAGAAGCCCTCGCAAATAAAACATACTTGTTTGGTAAAATTCCAAAATTTAAAGGTAAAATCCATACGTTTGTTGATCGACTTAAAATTTGCTCAATATCATTTTGAACATTAGTTAATCGTTGTAAGGCTTGAATAATTTGAAATTGAGTTTCTTTTGTGTCCTCCGTCCCGGTGGGTGTAATTTTTGTTACTTCCAAAAGCCGGTATAAATTCATTAAAATATCGCCGTAAATCTCTCTTATTACTGGTGTACCGTTTTCGGTATCTGTTTCATTTCGTACAGTTGCCCCAAATGGAAATTTAGGAGCACTATCTTTATCTGTTATTGGTAAACTACCTAATACTCTCATATGATTAAATTTTAAAATAATTGTTCTACTTGTATATGAAACTTTAAAGATTGAGTACCACCAGCCAATTCTCTTAAAGAAAATTGAAATTGAGTAGTAGATATAGGTTTAAAAACAACACATCCTATGTCGTTGTCTTGTGCAAAACTACCCTCACTTTGAGTGTAAATTTTACAAATATAATTTGTATTGCTCATATTATTTGCCATATTTACCGTAACAACGCTATCTCCCGCTGTTACAACAGCACTTGCACTTGTAAAATCTCCAAAAACTGGTAAAACTCCACCACTACCAGCTGCGTCTAAACCTGAAACCCAACCTTTATTTTTTATTGGACTTGCTCCAATTCCAGCCACAATCGCAAAGTGTTCTTTTGGATAAATTCCATCTCTCAAAGCAGTTGCCAAATAGGTTGCAGAATCAGCACCGTTTACACGTCGAATAAAAGCCGTTAAATTACTAAGCGGAGTTGTTGCAACCGTATCCAATAAACCAGCATTTTCCTGAGTTTGACTTGCTTTTTTCAAATAAAGCAAAAGCGAAATCATATTATCTAAACTAACATTGTCAGCTAATCTAATAAGTTCTACTCCAGTTGATGTCTTTACTAATCGTACATAGTTGCCAGATTGAAAGTTACCAGAAACAGTAGCCGTAAATGTAACATTATCACTTCCTTTAATTTCCGTTTCAGTTGAACGGTTAAAACCAGCCTTGCAAACGATTGACTCATTGTCCTTCATTGAGTTCAATTTTACTGGAACTTGAATAATTCCAGTATCAACTGTTAAAGGTAAAATAAAGTCATTTTTTGAAGCCAAAGCAACCAACGCATTAACTATCTGAAATCCGTTTGTTTCATTGTCTGGCAGTCCGTTTGGAATGATACCATACAACCGCATTAATTTTGCAATTGTTTGATGTAAGTCGCCATAAACATTTTCGTTTATGGGCGTTCCGTTTCCAGAACCGTCATTATTTTTTAAACGTCCATCTGGAAAATTCGTTAAATCGGAATTATCGACATTTGGATTTGAATTTAACGCTCTCATTTTTTAATTTTTATGTAAAGTTAATAAAAGTATAAACAACCGTATGAGCCGGCTTTGATTTTAATATTAATTCTTTGAACTCAATTAGTCTATTTTCATCTATTGTAGCCAATTCTCCAAGTGTTTCACCTCCAATAAAAAAAGTAGGCCAAAGATTTGAACCAGTCGAATATTGTTCATTGGGAACGGCTAAATTAGCAATCACATCAAAACCTAAACTACCATGTTGTGTGCCGTCTCCATGTTGTGTAACACCACCGTGTTGAGTGTTATTAAAACTAATTGCAATTATATCCGCTGGTGTACGGTAAGGACGTATATTTTCGTGAACATAAACATCAAAACCAGCTAAACGCAATTGACTTTCAATAAACAATCCATTTTGACGTGGTTTTATGTTGCTTGGATAAGCCATTTTTCTAAGTATAGCTTGTCGTCTTACATCCAAACTAAGCGAAGTATTTGTAACCAAACCTAAACGAAACTCCCACAACGCACAATCATTTTCATCAAAATTATCATTATCCGGCAAAGCAGAATCTATTGTTAACCTACACGCCTCAACAAATCGAATGTAAGTTCTATTGATAGACACGTGCAAATTGTAAAACACACCCCCTTTTTTTTGATACCACACACGACCAGTAGGATATAATTGACGTACTAAATTAGAAAATATATCCGATAAACTAAACCCCGTTACATTAGGATAACGGTGTGGAACTCCTAATCCATGTGGAGTGCCTACACCGTGCATTGTACTTCTATCTGTTTTTTGATACATACCTAATCTTAATTGAATGTTACATTATTCAGTATCGGAACGGCACCCAACTCAAACTGATAACTTGAAACTGAATTTCCATCAACGTTCATCACAAAATTTGTAAAGAAATTTGAACTCTCCAATACATCCGTTGCCACACTTTGTAATCTCGCTTCATATAAAATATCATTTTTTGAACGTGGCAAATCCGCACCAGCAATATAAGGTCTAATATCACTTAAATAGGCTCTCATATTTTGCGTAATTGCATCTTTTACAGATTGAATATCATTTGATAAACCCGTAATCGTAACATCCACCGGAACTAAATCAATGGATAACATTTCTAAAGTCGCTTGTATTGGTTTACGCCCTCTTTCGTTTAATGGTTTGCTTTCATCTGGGTCAAACTCAATAACATCTTCTACATCGTTTAAAAGTGAATTTGATGTTACTTTTGGATTTCCATCTGTATCCAATTCCGTACCCTCTACATAAATTTGAACTATACCAGCATCACCATTTTTAACGTATGGATAAACTTTTCGTACTCCCTGAGCATCTGAAGCCCAAAGTCTATAATCAGTCTTACTACCTCCTTGTGGTTCCAATTGAATAGCGTCTAAAATAGCTTGTCGATAAACCTCGATATCTTCACCGGCTAATGGTTCTTCTAAAATTGTCGATACCGATACAGTTTGATTAACTCCTAAAACCGGCTCAGTTATTGTTAAATTATCATTGACATCCAAAGCAAATTCAACTCCAGAACCAAGTGAACGAACCTCGATAATATCGTCTGTACCAGTCAAAGTATATTCCGCATCCAAAACATACAGTTGCCCCGGACTTTTAGCATCTTCATTCGACAAAAAAGTTAAACCCGAACGCAAAACAGAACCGGCTACACCCGTAACACTAAACTCAAAAACTCCCACCGTTGCCGGACGTGGATTTCTATTCAAATAAATACGCCCTATTCTTTCAAGTGTCCCCCCGTTTTGCTCCAAGTCAGCAGTATCGGGAAAAATATTATTTTGAACGTCTGACAAAAATAAATAAAGTAGTTTCGTTTTTGCAGAAATAACAGCCGTAAAAGCATCTAAAGTCTTTTTTAATGAATCGGAATAAATGTTTAATTTACTCTTAAAATCATTCGATAAAGCCGTTTGTAATTCGCTTAAAGTTGGTATAGGTCTCATATTATTCTCTCAATTATTAATTCGTTTTTTGCATTATCATACACTAATTGCAGTACTTTATCCTCTTGGTTGCCTTTTCGATTAAACTTTACAATTATACGGATTTTATTCACTCCAAAAAACTCGACATCAACACTCGAATCCAATAAATCACTCAAATATTGTAAATCTTGTTCAACTGCTGAAATAACCGTTAATCTACCCACACTATTCAAAGCTACATTTCTTAAAACTCGTTCCGTATTTGAGTTAAATTGTTTGCTTTGAACTTCACCAAAAAATAAAGAGTTACCCCACCAATCAAATCGTTCTTCTGTAAATAAAAAGTCAGTACGTGTATTTTGCTCCACGTTGCCACCAAATAAAGCCAAATACACTTGTTGGTACAATGTTTCGGTTAACTCTAAATCACCACTTAAAACAGCCATTTCGCCACCGTCTCCACTTTCAAATAATAAAACATCTTTTGTATTCATATCCTAAAATTTAAAACGCCCCTTGCGTTGAACTTACATTTACCGGAATAAAGCCATTTACATTATTTTCAAAAGATTGCATAAAACCACCTTTATCTCGTAAATTAATGTCTAATGATCCATTCATAGTATTTTGTTTAGACATCGACTCTTGTTTTGGAGTGACAACCTGAACTTCACTATTTTCAGTTAAGTTCATATTGGTTCGTATTTTTTTCAAACTTTCCAAACCAGAATCCGCAAATTTACCTACTCCGGGAATCTTTGAAATTAATTCTAAAATTTGTTGCAATGGATAAAGAATAACATCCAATAAAACTAAACCTAATCTTTTAAAACCTCCGATAATTCCATCCGTTTCAAAAGCTGCCTTAATTGAATCCCAATGTTTACGCAAAGTCATGATTAAATTTATTATCCATCCTAACGGGCCTAAAATCATTAAAAAAGCAGCACCCCACTCTTCCCAGTAGTAAATAGCAGCTATTACAATTCCTATTAAAATAAGTATAGCAGCAACTATTAAACCTATTGGATTTGCTGCCATTGCTATATTAACCAACCATTGAGCAGATTCATAAGCTTTCATTGCACCAGCCCAAAGCTCAGTAGTTATAGTCACAACTTTTATTGCAGCTGACAAACCTAAAAGAATCATGCCAAAATAAGCTATTCCTTTAATTAGTTTTGGATTTTCATCTGCCCATTTAGTAAACTTTTCTAATATTGGAGAAACGGTATCAACTAAATCTGTCAAAACCGGAGCTAACTTTGTACCTACTGTTATAGATAAAGCTTCCATATTATTTTTAGCTATTGCTAATTTACCGGCCATAGTATCATTTTTTTTAGCAGCTTCATCACTTATTGATGTTCCTTTTGCAAAAGCATCGTTTGAAGTTAAAATTGCTTTATCTAATTTTTCATAACCACTACCTAAAGCACC